TCCCCTTTTGTAATGTAACGAGTGATCAAGATGGTCAGTTCTGGGCTCAGGGTGGTGATGACTTAGTTGACGGGTGTGTTTTAGTAAATCAGCAGATTACTGATATGAATTCCATTATGTATATCCAGGGGTGGGGACAACCGTTTATCTCTGGAAAGAATGTAGTTGAACAATTAGCAGAAGGCGGTCCTCATACTGCGATTGCCATTAATTTTGAAGAAGGTGATCCTGTTCCCAACTTTGAATACGTATCTGCCAACCCGCCTATAGCCGAATGGATGAAGAGTATTGAGCAATATGTAGCCCTTCTTATGTCTACAAATGACTTAGCACCTGGAAACATCGCAGGAAAACTAGATGCTGCTACGTTCCCTAGTGGAATAGCAGCAATTGTTGAGATGAGTCAGGCCAATAACTCAATGTTAGATGCTGAGAAGACATTCAAATTATGTGAACGTCATTTATGGTTAATAATTTCTAAATGGGTTGATGTGTTAATTACCAAAAAAGCCGCTATTGACGAGATTACTAACATAGGAACACTCTCAGACGTTGATCTTAAAGTTAAATTCAATGAGATGATGCCCTCCATTACAGAAGAAGAAAAGTTGGGCAACTTAGAGCGTAGAAAGAAATTAGGTCTTAATACCCAGTTAGATCTTCTAAAGATAGACAATCCAGATCTCACCAATGAAGATGCTGAGAAAAAGATGAAGGAAATTCTTGAAGAGAGAATGGAAAATGCTCAAAGATTTACAAATCAATTAATGGATAATACCAAGGAAGATAATGATGTGGACATGGAAGAGGAAGAAAACAATGGATAATAATATTACGACCTCGAGAACAGACTTGCCACTTACCACTGGGTATGTCTCGGTCAGCACTGATACTTTTAACACTACGATGTGCAATATTGAAATCAGAAAAGCTGAGAATGGGTATATAGCCAAACAAGATGGAGATGAATATGTATTCAAAACAACTAAGCAGCTCTTTGCATGGCTAGAAAAAGAAATGGATGGCAGTTAAGAAGGTTGCATTCGAGTTTAATCCCTTCCAGAAAACAGGGATTAAAGTTCCTCGAAACAATGTGGCTGATGCCAGACAGGCTGTTGCTGACTTTGTTTTATCTGCAGTTATATCCTCAATTGATGCATCTCAAAGTCCTGTAAGTGGTGGTAACTGGAAAAAAGCATTAACAAAAGAATACGCTAGACTAAAAGGGTCTAATATAGCCAATCTACAACTAACCGGGGAATTACTTAATGCATTAGATGTGATTCAAAAAAAGGGGAACACGCTCTCTCTGCAGGTAGCAGGGACACAAGCTGGAAAAGCTGATGGCAACAATAGGGGAACGTATGGAAAGCTCAGAACAAGGCTGTCGCGGGCACGAGAGTTTATTCCTAGAGGTGGTAAGACTTTAAAAAAAGAGATATGGGATGAGGTTAGAGATATCTTAAAGGGATTTAAGTAATGGGATTCAAAGTCGTAGTAAACACAGACAAAATAAAGAGGCTTCAAGGGATCCTGGGAGAGCCTATGGATAAATCTACGGCTAACCTGGTAGGCAAAGAATTAGTAAAGCTTATTAGAGGATCTGCGTTAAAAGGATTTAGTCCTATTGCTGGTAAGGGCAAATTTCCAAGCTATAAACCTTCATATAAAAAAGCTATTCAATCAGGCAGATTCCCTGGAAAGTCTGTCACACCTGTAAATCTTAAGGTGTCGGGAGATTTTCTATCCTCATTAAAACAAAAGGTTACTGGATCACTGGCCCAGAGAAAGATTCTTCTGTTTTTCACAGATAGGTTGTCTGATCTGAAAGAAAAAGGTCATCGCAAGGGAGCTAACAGCCAGAAAAAACGGCCTTTATTGCCATTGGGGTCTGAGAAATTCAACAAGGCTATCAACAACACTCTTTTGAAAACAATTGTTGATAAATTAAATAGGAGATTTCAAAGAGTTAGGTAGACTTTACATAAACCATACCATGGAGGTAGAATAATATGGACAAGGATGTAACTGGAGGCAGTGCTTCCACTAGTGAGGGTAGTGCCCAGACTAGTCAAAATCAAAACGCTGGAAAACCAGCAGATATTCAAGACGATTCGTCTACAAAGCCCAAGACTCCCTCAGTTGAGGAATTGCAAAAGAAGGTCAGTGACCTTGAGCGATACAAAGATGACATGTTTCGTTATAAGGATGAGGCCAAAAAAGCAAAGGATGCTCTAGAGGCTAATACAACTCAATCCTTAAAAGACAAAGACGATTACAAGTCACTTTACGAGTCAGAGGTGCAGCTCAGGAAAACTGCTGAGACTTCTTTAACTGATTTTAGTGAAGGCTATTTTCATGACAAGAAATTCAGTGAGGTTCGAGCGATAGCTTTAAGGGCTGGAATTAGACAAGAGGCTGAGAAGGATCTTGAGCTTTTAGATCTCTCAAAGGTGTTAGTAGAAAAAACGGATCAGGGTAGAACTTTGGTTCATGGTGCTGACACTTTTGTAGAAGAGCTAAAGAGAACAAGCCCTCATTGGTTTAAGGCTTCTAATAACTTGAATATTAATACGCGTGGAGGCGGTGCCCCACCAGCTGAACCAGATGCATTGACTGCCCAATATATGGTGGATTTAGAGAGGAAGGATTTCAAGAGGTATAAAGAACTTCTTCCAAAGTTTAATCAACAGCTTGCCGCTTCAAAGCGCGCTTTTTAACACGGAGGTTAAAATATGGCTGATCAAATTATGAGAAAAAGCACGGAACTCGATGCACTGACTCCCGAACTGTGGAGTGCAGCATTTTATCGAGTTTTGTTAGAGAAACTTCCATTCAATGATGTTGTGGATCGAACCTATGAAGGCGAAATTCGCGCCCTTGGAGACCAGGTTAATATTTCTGAAGTCCCTCAATTTGCAGAGGCAGAAGAAATTACTGAAGATCAGAAGGTAGATGCTGAAGCTGTAACGGTTGCCAGTATTCCTTTGATCATCAATAAGCAGGTCGCCAAAGATTACATCATCACTGATAGAGCATTGCTTCAGTCTATTGATGCAACCAATGAGTTAAGAGATCTGACTTTTCATGCAGTAATGAAAAAGATGCAGTCTGTTATCATCGCAGAGACTGTGCCTAGCGCATCTGCTCCTGATCATCAAATTGCATATGACTCTGGAACCACGCTGGCACTTGCTGATATTCTTGAGGCTAAAGAGCTTCTAGACGGTCAGGATGTTCCTGATGACGGAACCAGGTGTATGATTCTTGACGCTCCTCAGTGGAATGACTTGTTTAATATCACTGGATTTACCTCTAGAGACTTTGTTCCCGCTGGATCACCTCTTGAGAGTGGGTCATTTGGTGGAAATATGATTCTTGGGTTTAGACCTAAGCTCACCACTGAAGCAGCTGCAGTGTCATTCTTCTTTCACCCAACTTACTTGACCATGGCTGTTCAACAAAACCCTGAGGTTAAAAGATTTGACCTTGGTGTGGATGGTAAAAGGGCTGAGAGAGTAAACCTAACGTCTCTATTTGGGACTAAACAACTTGATGACACGCGAGTTATCACTATTTCATAACGGAGGATAATATGGGAGATTTTGTAAATGATGGTAAAAAAGTTCAGGAATATATCTATGACTTCGCCGAAGATGGTGGACTCGTTAGTGAAATATTCCTTAGTGCAAAAGCTGGCAAACAGCCTATTCCAGTTGGATCTATTATCACTGCTGTGACTGCGAAAGTTATCACTGCTGTGGTTGGAACAACTTCAACTTTAGCATGGGGCAATGACGATGATCCAGATGGTTATTCTGGAACAGCGATTGCTGAGGCTACCTTGGTGGCTGACTTTGTTGTTAATGGTTGGGATCTTGGTGCTGCTCTTTTGTGGGATGACACTAATGATCATCAAATATATGTGACTGTTCTAAATGCAGACGATGGTGACTTTAGTGTGACCATTGGAACTAATGCTCTGACTGCTGGTAAGGTCATTTTCATGGTCGAGTATTTAACTCCATCACTAAGTTAAGGAGTAGTTTATGAGCGCACATACTGAGCATTGCGATAGGGTTCGCTATAAAAAGAGATCGGCTGAAAGAAAAGCCGAAAAGCTTAAAAAAGCCGAAAGCGATTTAAAGCTCAAAGAAGATGGGGAAGAGGATGAAGAAGAATCTGATATCTCGGATGAGCAATAGAATCTTAGAGGGACAAATCAAAGCCCAAGAATCAAAAGGTGAAAATGGCGATGAGAAATACCTTAAAGATTTGAAAGAAGAGCTTTTAAAGCGAAGCGACTAAATGTCAGAACCAACCCGACTTCGCCACATTATCGCAAAAGATGAGGCTCAAGCTGAATTAGCAATAAACAGCCTGCCTTTTATGGTTGAGCTCAAATTCCATTCCCTGCCTAAGGACGGGCGGGGGGTGGTTCTTTGGTTTGTTATACCAGAACCTGAAGTATTTCAATCTGTTGATTTGAGGAAAAAACGTGCCTGATCAAGGTTTAAATCTAACAGATAAACTTAGACGAGCTTTTAATATTCTTAAGGCTGACAAGACAGATACATATATTCAAGTTGGTAATGTCACTACTTTTGGTATTCAGGTTCAACGAGGTTTGGTGCCTGCATTTTCTGGGGTTAGGGTAGAGGGTAATAATTCTGATTTAGATGCTGGTGTTGAAGAAACGGTGTGGAATGGCGGCGGTGTATATCAATTTCCTGCTACTGCAGAAGTATTAGACATAGTTAGCACTGATACAAACGACACATCAGCAGGCACGGGCGCTCGAACGGTAATTATCCAAGGATTAGATGTAAATTTTGACGAATTGACTGAAACTGTTTCCATGAATGGCACAACCATTGTCAATACAACTGGATCTTTTTTAAGAATCAACAAAGCCACGGTTGATACTGTCGGAACTGTTGGTGGATCCAATCTAGGAACTATTACAATAACTCATGGAGTTAATCTTGTAAGTCAAATAGATATAGGTCAAGGAGTAGCTCTAAATGGTTTTTTTACAGTTCCTAATAATAGGGAATTTTATGTAGTGTCTGCTGCTATACAGCTAACCGGTCAACTAAGTGGTTCAACATCTGTAAGAGAAGCAGTTCTTAATGCCACTGTTACTCCATTTGGCAAAGCAACTAGAATAGTAGCCATATCGGCAATCAGATCTGATGGTGCTCCATTAGTTAGGGAGTTCTCATTGCCTATTAAGTTTGAAGAAAAAACAGATGTAAAGATAAGTGCAACATCTTCGTCAAACAATACGTCTATAACTGTAAACGTTTCAATTTTTTCACTGGATACAACTATATGAGTATATTAGAGCAACAATTACAAAGTTTTGCGTCAATGTCCTTGTGTTCGAAGAAGGATATGGTTTCCTCAGTCCTTCTTTATCATGGATTTACCAAAGGACCGTCTCCTGACACCAGTGTTGCAGAGTGGGCTATATTTAAAGAAAGTAAAACAGGCAACGTCTGGACTGTGCAAGTTGCAGGGACAGGGCTTTTTGATAAAAAATGGGATGATAGAGCCACAATATTTTAATAGGAGAGTTTAATGTTAGACGATAGAACTCAATTATTTGTATTTCATGACGATGATTCAACATTTGAAGATTTGAGTCAGTCAATGCAGGACTATGGGCGAAACGAAGAAGTTGTTGATTTGGTAGCAGCTGATGATTTTCTCTATATCGGGTTTGTAAAACCCATTAATGCCATCTTTGTTGAGATGAATGTTGCAAATACAGTGACAAATACGTTTGATGCCAGATTCTTTGATGGGACTAACTTTGTTGCTTTGGTCGACTTACTAGATGACACCAGAGGATTTACAAGATCTGGATTTATTAATTGGAAAAGAGATCAGATAGACGAAGACAAGACCACTATCGATGATCAGGAGGCATTCTGGTATCGTTTTAAGGCATCAGCCAACCATGACGTAGGGACCAAGGTTCAAGGGCTTAATATCGTATTCTCAGACGATGAGGATCTAAAAGCGGAAGTTTTTGAGATAGTCGGAACCAAATTCCTTCCCACTGGAGCAACTAGTCATATTTTGACTCATGTTTCAGCTCGAGATGAAATAGTTCAATTAATTAGAAATCATAAGAACACCAAATTCAGTCAAGTAAACTTTAAGTTATTGGATATGACTGCGTTTGATTTTCTTGATTTCTTTCAGATAAGGAACGCGGCTACTTATTTGGCTATTTCAAAGATTTACTGGAATATCTCGGATCAGCCTGATGATAACTGGTCAGTTAAGGGTGAGAGATGGCGAAAACGCTTTAAAGAGTCTTTTAATGTGTTTCTTCTAGACTTAGACCGAGACAATGATGGTCTTAAGGACAATTCAGATCAGACTTTTCAAACTAGAGTAGCTATAGCGAGGCGCTAATTGTCAAATATTGTTGAAGATATCAATGATTCATTATTAACCGAAATCGCAGCAGCTGTAGGGTCTACTTTTAAACAATTAGACTATGTTCATAATGTTGAAAAGAACCAATTCAGAAATCAGGCTAAAAGATTCGGTGTTAGACCCCTTGGTGGGGTTCAGGTCTCAGGAGTTACTAGGGAATACACGATAGATCAGGAATTTGAGTTAGTATTAACTACTGATTATCTAGATCGTGATGGAAATGGAGATGCTGATCAAGTAGCCCAATCGTTATTACTTTTTGATAAGATGGATGACATACTAGTGCGGATTCTTCGGACGAAGGTGGGCATACCTCTCATTGTGATGGCGGTAAGTGGATTTACACTAGATGAACCTCTTTTTATTGAAGAAGCAAAAATTGTAGTTCAAACTACTAGGGTAATTGTAAGATATAGACAAAGTTTAACACTTTAAAAACTCTGGCCATGGTTGGCTGGTTTTAAGATCAAGGAGAGATACATGGCAGCGCCAATCCAAAAAAATACAACTATTATCGGTCTTGAGACCGAGGACACAGAGGGAACGTTTAAAGCAGTAGTTGACGCAAACTCATTTGTGCAACCTCTAGAAGACGGGTTTGAACAAACCCCATCTAAAGAATTAATCGAGAGAGCAATTTTAACCAGCTCTATTGGTAAAGCAACCCCCAGAGTCGGACTTAAATCCGTTTCAGGTGCACTGCCTGTAGAGTTTAGGGCTTCGGGCATTGAGGGAGGAGAGACTGACTTCGATGAGATGCTGAGCTCTCTTCTAGGAACTAAAACAACTATTGCTAGTCAAAACACCACTAAATCATCTGGCAATACAGCATCGGTGCTTCAAATTGAAGATGCTGATATCGGTGACTATACAGTTGGTGACATTCTTGTGGTGTTAGAGGCTGGAGAACATCATCCTTGTGCTATTACTGCAAGAACAGCTGGTGCAGGAACCGCAACAATTACCGTTGTTCCAGCCCTACCATCTGGAGCATTTAGTGCCTCGGTGGTTATTGCAAAATCAGTAACTCATAAAGCAGCTAATTCAGGACAACCCACCCTTTCATTTAGTTATTTTGATGCAAACACTAAAAATCGTAGGGCCATTGGATGTAGGGTTAACTCACTTTCAGTTGATTCCTTTGAAACTGGTCAAGTAGCATCGTTTAACTTTGGGTTTGAAGGATTGTCTTTTGACCTAGTAGATGAGGTGGCTCCATTTACTCCAACATTCGATACCGGGCTTCCCCCTATTATTTTGCAAGCGTGTGTGTTTCAAGACGATACTCAGATTGATATCAACAACTTTACTCTATCGGTTGATAATGAGATCGGATTTCAAACGTCTACTTGTGATGCTGATGGGAGAATTAGTTCAAGATTCACCAATCGAACGGTAACAGGGTCTATCAATCCCTATATGGATGATACCTCCATAGCTAATTTTAATAACTTTGATGGCAACACAGCATTTAGTTTGTTTATTAGCGCATTTAACCCATCGGCTGTAGCTGGGGAAATTTCACTAGGTAGTGTGGTTGGAATATTCTTACCGAATTGTATAACCACTGAATTTGTAGCGGGAGACCAGGAAGGGCTTCTCACTGATGAGATCACTTTTCAAGCTGACAGAGGATCTGATGGCACGGATAATGAGATTTCAATCGGTTTTATTTAATAAGGAGATCCCATGTATTTGTTTACCACAGATGACCGCATACCTGTAAAGATTGGTGATGTTACCTTCTGGATTTCACCCCTAACCAATGACACCAGGGCAGACATATCTACTGCTGTATCTTTAAGTTCTGGCAAAAAAAGATTAGATGTCAAAAAGCTTTACAGTCTTTATATAAAATATGCAGTAAAAAGAATTGATGGTGTAAAGCTTCCTAGGGGTGGGGTTTATAAAGTTAAAAAGGACAAAAAGGGAAATCTTACAGAAACATGTTTAAAAGAAGTATTGAACTTATCGTGTGCTCCAATGTTGGCACAAGCAGCATTGTCTCTCTTTAGCGAGATAAAGCCGCTAGATATAGAGGGAGTTGTTGTTGATATTGAGGAAACAATCCCCGAAAAAAAGTTGGAAAGCCTCTCCCTGTAGTAGATTACCTGATCTACAAGATAAAAGAGGTCAGCCAACTTTCGACGAATGAATGGGTGAGGCTTAAAGCATCCTTATTGGTAGTAGAACAAAAGAAATATCAATGTTCAAACTGCCTTAGACAATTTTCAAGCCGCAAGGACGGGGCAGAGATGTTAGAAGACACTCAAAACAATTTAGGATGCAAAAAGCCAGTCCCTCACATAGTCCACACAATTCCTTTATCAGATAGTAATGGGTGGAGCACGGGATCTATTAAGTTCAACAGATGTCCTGGAAACTTCATGCAATCTGATATTGGTCATTGGTTAGAAGTATCGAATCATTACGACAAAGGCTTCTTGCCGTGTGATGGCTCTATTAGTTACCAACCTTCAAAAGTTATGGAAATACTTGGTGTAGTAGGAGATTGGAAGGCAGACCGCAAGAAAAAGGCGGAGGAAACACAATCAAGAAAGGCGAAACGTGCCTGACATTGAGCTAGGAATTAGTCTAGACACCAGCAAGACTCTTAAGAATCTTGTTAATCTTACCAAGAAAACCGACAAGTTTGGCAAAGAAAGCGTTAAGTCGTTCAGCGGTGCAACTAAAGCTTTTGATGTTTTTAAAGGAGCTTTAGCTGCTGATGTGACTCTAAGAGCTTTTGATGCCATTACAGCTGCTGCTGGCAGATTGTTTGATGTATTCATTACACAAGGTATTACAGCTGCAGAAGGTAATGAACAGGCAGTAACCGAATTAAATGCTGCTCTTGTTAGAAACGGTGAATTTTCTAAAGAGGCCACAGAGGGCATTATTGAATTCACGGATGCCCTGGAGCAATCAACTGCAACTGATGGGGACGCCATTGTTCGATTGATTGCTCTAGCTCAAGCGTTCGGATTTAGTGCAGAACAATCGAAGGTAGCAGCTGAAGCCGCTATTGAGTTGTCTGTTGCCGCAGGAATTGCACTTGAAGAGGCATTGAGGCGTGTTGGTAGAACCATATCTGGTTCAATT